CGTCTAAAATGAAATTGTTCTCTATCTATGATTCTAAAGCGGCAGCGTACATCTCTCCTTTCCCACTTCCATCAGGAGCCCACGCTCTCCGTCAACTCTCGGAGGTTCTCATAGGAGACCGGCCTTCCCCATTCTCAGACTACCCAGAAGATTTCACACTCTTCGAAATTGCTGAATGGGACCAACTCACTGGCCAAGTTAAACCGTATATGACTTTTGAAAGTCTCGGTAATCTGGCCCATCTTAAAGCGCAATTACTTGCTCGACGTAACCAACAACAACAAGGAGTCAACTAGTGTCTACACGCCAGCAACCCCAAAACTCTCTTATGTCGGCGCCCGAAAGGCGCGCTCAAGTTCCGGCTCTTGGTATTCCGCGATCTGTCTTCGATCGCTCTCATGGACACAAGACCACTCTTAACTCCGGTTACCTCGTTCCGTTTTATCGCGACGAGGTTCTTCCCGGAGATACAATCAACCTCAGAGCACATTCCTTCGCTCGCTTCGCCACACTTATAGCTCCAATCATGGACAACGTGTGGGCGACTACCTTCTTTTTCTTCGTTCCCAATCGTTTACTTTGGACAAACTGGGAACGTTTTCTTGGTTCCCAAGATAATCCTGCTGACTCCGTCAGCTTCACTACTCCCAAGGTAACTGTCCCGGCTATTACTGGCTTTCAAGGCGCTGAAGGCGCCTTCTACGCCCAGGGCCTTTTCGATTACCTTGGTATTCCGCCCGGACAACCAAATAACATTAACACTTTCAGTGTTAATGCTTTCTATTCTCGGGCTTATAACCTCATCTGGAACCAATGGTTCCGAGATGAGAATCTTCAAAACTCTGCGGTTGTCGATACCGATAACGGTCCCGACACCGCTACGGACTACCCTCTTCGACGTCGTGGTAAACGCCACGACTACTTCACTTCTTCACTGCCGTGGCCACAAAAAGGCACGGCTCTCCGAATTCCGACCGGAACTTCCGCGTCGATTCGTTCTAATTCTCCTACTGCAGGCACAGCCTCAGTCTTAGCCGCTACTGGAAGCCAAGCGTACGCTATGGATTCGTCAGGCGCATTCCTTCAACTTTCTGCCACCACCTCGGCTGCGGCTCCTCTATGGGCCGACACTACGAATTTAGGTGGCACTATCAATGAGCTTCGTATGGCCGAAGCCATTCAAGAGCTTCTCGAACGAGATGCTCGCGGCGGTACTCGGTACACCGAGCTTATCCGCCAACACTTCGGCGTCGTATCTGACGACGCCCGTCTGCAACGTCCCGAGTTCTTAGGCATGGGCCGTCAGAACATCAACGTTGCTCCTATTGCCCAGACTTCAGAATCTGGCACTACTCCACAAGGTAACCTTGCCGCCCAAGCCACCTTCGGTGGTGATCACGGCGGCTTCGTTCGCTCTTTTACTGAGCACGGAGTGGTTATCGGTCTCATCTGTATTGACGCCGATCTTAACTATCAGAACGGTCTTGACCGTTCTCTTATGCGAGACACGAAATATGATTATTTCTGGCCCGCTCTCCAAAACATTGGAGAACAAGGAGTGTACTCCAATGAAATTTTCGTCGACGGTTCCCTCGCTCAAGCATCTACAATTTTTGGCTATCAAGAACGTTTCGCCGATTATAAAATCGGTCGAAACCGTATTACTGCCCAAATGCGTTCGAATTCTGCGAATTCTTACGACTTCTATCATCTTGCTGAGGATTACATTACCACTCCTCTTCTCAATGCTTCGTTCATCGAAGCCGAGTATCCCATTCAAAGGGCTGTAGCTGTTAATTTAACTACTGCTCCCGAATTCTTACTCGATACTCACATTCGAATTAGGCATGCTCGCCCTATGTCTACATTCTCTATTCCCGGCGGACGTTTATAAACAGACCGACTAAAAACAAACTTGGCACAAAAGCGATTGCTCACGACGAAAGTGCAATCGCCCACTGTGCCAAGTTTTTCAGGAGGACAATATGTTACCACTCTTAATTGGCGGAGCCATGACAGCCGCCCAAATGATTATGGGTCATCAACAACAACGACAGGCAGAAAATGCCGCACAAAACAGCGTTAACGCTCAAATGGACTTTCAAAAAAAAATGTCCGATACCTCTTATCAGCGATCAGTAGCTGATCTTAAGGCCGCTGGTCTTAACCCAGCTTTAGCCTACCAACAAGGAGGCGCATCCAGCGCCGCAGGAGCAAGCGCATCCGTCGCCCCTACTCCACCCACAGACCTATCTAAACTAGCGTCAACAGCGGTCGATTCTATTCGTTTAAAGCGGGAACAAGAAGGCCTTGACTCCCAAAAGGCCCTTAACGCAGCACAAGGTATGGCTGCGGTCGCTCAGGCTGATCTTTCATCTGCCACTGCTTCCCGTAATCGAATCGAAACCGAGGCGCTAAAATCAGAACTTCCCGCTCGCGCCAGTAAAGCGAAGTTCGAAAAACAACAAGCTGACATCGACAGCAAAGCGATTATCTACGACAACGTTATTAATCGCCTAGGCCAAGCAGCCGGTGCCGTAGGCTCCGGACTCGGCGTTGGCCGACTTTTAAAAAATCTTAAATCCGGGCGTAAAGGTGAGCCCGGCCGCATATTCAATCCTCGCGGCGCCGGTGGCGATCCCATCGGTAAAATGCCCGATGGCACTATTTTCAATAAACGAACAGGAGAAATTTATGACTGAATTTCGCACACAATACTCAAAACATCTTCGCATCTCGCGAGCGCCAAAAGGCGATTCGCTCGTCATCCAAAGCGCAGCGGATGACAACGATCTCAACGTGATCGTAAAACGCATGAAACAGGGTCTCGATCCCGGCGTTCCTATACGCGATGCTCGCTACGGCTTGTCCGTTTCTCCCGAGCAACGCGAAGCGTCGATGGCGACTGTAGCCGAGGCGCGTAATAAGTTCGAAGAACTTTCTCCTGAGGAACGAGGCACGACTAAGTCGTTCGCCGAGTACCTCGAAAACAAGTTGACCCGAGAGGGTGGACCATTGAATCCTCTTGATGTAAATGGTCCAACTGACAGCAATGTCAGTTCAACAACAAAAAAGAAGGGTAAAACAAGTGAAGAGAAAACCTCTAAACAGCCAAACAGCAAAAAAGACATTCAAGAAAGGGACGAAACCCCATCCGAAGAATAGCGCACCGCCTCCAATGCGTGGAGGCTACCGTCTCTAATGGCGTGTCACAATCCGATTCAAGGCTGGCGTCCACGGCGTGGGCGTCAGCTGGTTTTTAATAAAAACGAGGGATGGGTAGACCAAGAGGTCACCGTCCCGTGCGGTCGTTGCATAGGCTGTAAACTCGACCGCTCTCTCATGTGGGCCGTTCGTATTACGAACGAGCTAACTCTTCACGAGAAAGCTTGCTTTCTTACACTAACTTACAAAGACGTCCCAGACGGAGGAACCCTCCTCAAAGACGATCTTCAAAACTTTTTCAAGCGATTAAGATTCTATCTTGATGACAACGAGCTTGGAAAAATCCGGTACTACGCCTGTGGCGAGTACGGTTCGGAAACAAACCGACCGCATTACCACGTATGCCTCTTCGGCTGGAACCCAGACGATAAAAAACCCTACAAAACAACTCCAGACGGTCATCAGCTCTGGACTTCTAAGCAGCTCGAAGAAATATGGGGCCACGGCTTCGCCGTCATAGGCAACCTTACCTTCGAAACCGCTGCGTACACGGCCCGTTATGTTACAAAGAAAATTACCGGCGATAAATCGCCCGAACACTATAACGGCCGACTCCCCGAATTCTCTCTCTCCAGCAGGCGTCCGGGTATCGGAGCTAACTGGGCTAAGAAATTCGCACTAGAAATAAAAGGGCACGCGAGCATATATGCTCGCGGGCAAACCTTCCCAGTGCCCGCTTACTACAAAAAAATTCTGAACGAAAAATTCGTTCGCAAAAACTACGAAAGGAGGAAAATCAAAGAATCAGCTATCAAACAAACCAATCCATACGTCCTTGATTCAATACAAAAATCAAAACTCAAAATAAAATCTAAAATAAAGAAAGACGTCTAAAATGAAATTGTTCTCTATCTATGATTCTAAAGCGGCAGCGTACATCTCTCCTTTCCCACTTCCATCAGGAGCCCACGCTCTCCGTCAACTCTCGGAGGTTCTCATAGGAGACCG